GCTCCTCAGAGCGTTTGTGGAGGAGTTTCAGGGTGCCTGTCGCTTCATCTTCACCTGCAACTACAAGAACAAGATCATTCAACCGCTGCACTCTCGCTGCTCGGTGGTCGAGTTCAACGTCAGAGGCAAGGAGAAGCAGTTCCTTGCTGCTGCATTCTTCAAACGTGTGCATCAGATCCTTGCTGAGGAGGGTGTGGACTTTGAGATGGCAGTGCTACGTGAGGTGGTGCTGAAACACTTCCCTGACTTCCGTCGTACCCTCAACGAACTGCAACGATATGCCTCAAAAGGCAGCATTGATGCAGGTATTCTGGGTAATTCCTCTGACATTGCCATGTCAGACCTGATGGAATACTTGAAGCATCGTAAGTTCACTGAGGTGAAGAAGTGGGTCGTTGCCAACATGGACAATGAACCTCATGCAGTCATGAGAAAGGTCTATGACTCCCTCTATACATACTTGAAACCAGCAAGTATTCCCGAAGCAGTCCTTGTCATCGGTGAGTACCAGTACAAAGCAAACTTTGTCATGGATCAGGAGATCAACCTTGTCGCATTCATGACAGAAATCATGATGAGGTGTGAGTTCAAATGAAACGTACACAAAACAAAGAGAACTATTACTACCTGTTCTGGATCGTGGCGATGGTTGCCTTCATCGTCCCTCAGGTATACACAGCAGTCGCATACACCAGACTTGCTGACATTCTAAGTGAACCTATTGAAGTGAGAGTTGTCGGTCAATGAGTATTACCAAGCACGATCTATTCCCTACTACTGTTTACCAGTTCGATCTGGGTGGTGAAGATATGTGGATGGCAGATCAGGCATTGGAATACATCAAGACCTTGGAGATGGCGATGTATAACTTCCCTGCTGGTGTCAGAACCAGTCGTGGAGACATACATAAGGAGGAACCTATGCTCCCGCTGATTGGATTCTTCCATGACTGTCTGGACTACATTCGGTGTGACCTTGCTCTCCAAGCTCAGGAACTTCGTATCTCACTTTCTTGGGCAAACTGGGCACCACCTAACTCAGGTGCTGGTCATCCTCTTCATCGTCACAATTATTCTTATCTCTCTGGGGTATTCTATTTCACAGAAGGAAGTGAGACAGTCTTTCAAGACCCTGTTGACATCCGCAATCTTGATACCTTGGAGATTACTCGTGACTGGTTCGATGGACCCTTTGAGAAGTTTAAGGCAGAACCTGGTAAACTTCTTGTCTTCCCTGGATGGTTGAGACATTACAGCAATCCTCATGCTGGTGAGGAGTCACGCTATACCATGTCGTTCAACTCTCTTCCCCATGGTCCAGTCAACGCTGGACCACAGGGTGTACCCATGGCGAACATTAATGTATTATGAAACACTTGAAGACTCCGCTCCGATACCCAGGTGGTAAGTCGCGAGCAGCAGCATCACTGTATAAGTGGTTCCCGACAGGAATCAAAGAGTATCGAGAACCTTTCTTAGGTGGAGGTTCTATGGCACTCTACTTCTCGCAACTACATCCTGATACTCCTGTTTGGGTCAATGACAAATACTATTACCTCTATAATTTCTGGGTCCACCTACAAGAAGCAGGTGACGAACTGTCTGATGTCTGCTATGGCATCAAGCAAGACCATGCAACCGCTCCCCTTGCTAAGGAGTTGTTCATACGAAGTAAAGAAGAGATATCCGAAGCCGATCCTTTTCGTCAAGCTGTGTTATTTTGGGTTCTTAATAAGTGTTCTTACTCTGGGTTGACAGAGAACTCCTCCTTCTCTGAGTCTGCTTCCAAACAGAACTTTACCCTGCGTGGTGCTCAGAACCTGAGGAAGTATCAAGACATCATTCAGCATTGGGAGATCACCAATGCCGATTATTCAGATCCCCTCTTGGATATTGAACCTGGTGGTGACAATGATGGTGTGTTCTGCTTCCTTGATCCACCGTACAAGATTGGTTCTTATCTCTATGGTACTAATGCAGAGATGCACAAGAACTTTAACCATGAGCATTTCGGAGAAGCATGTAAAGTGTGTCCTCACAAGTGGATGGTCACTTACAATGTAGACGAAGAGATTGAACAGATGTTTGAAGGGTATCAGCAGAGATACTTCGACATCACATATGGCATGAAGCACCGAGAGAACAACAAGAAGTCTGAACTCTTGGTATCTAACTACGACGTAGCACCCCCTAACCCACTCGAAGCACTGATCTATGAAGGAGTATGAGTACCAGCTGAAAGATTACCTTAATGGTATCAACTTGAAGCAAGGAGACATCCACGAAGACGAACGTGCGATGAAGAAGTATCCATCCTTTGTGGTGAACAAGTGTCTTGCTGGACACATCGACTGCATCATGCATGTCAACGAGATGAATCGTATGTACGAACTCGATCCAGACATGCAATATAACTATTACCTATATAGTATTAGGAAATCCAAACGCTTCGCGCCTTGGAACAAAGTCCAGACAGATAATGATCTAGAACTAGTAAAACAGTTCTACGGATACAGCACCGACAAGGCGAGAGATGCCCTGAAACTGCTCAACAAGGATCAGTTAGAAGTCATCAAATCTAAATTAAACATTGGAGGAGTAAGATGAGTGACGAGATCTCTTGGTCTCAGGATATGATGTTGGAGGTGGCACTGAAAGAACCTGATGACTTTCTCAAAGTGCGTGAAACCCTGACTAGAATCGGTGTTGCATCCCGTAAGGATCGTAAACTGTATCAGTCATGCCATATCCTGCATAAGAAGGGCAAGTATTACATTGTCCATTTCAAAGAACTGTTCGCGTTGGACGGCAAGCCCGCCAACATCACAAAGAACGACATCGAACGTCGGAATCGCATCGCTAAACTTCTGTTTGACTGGGGTCTCGTAGACTTTGAAGCAGAAGGTCTTGTCGATATTGCACCACTCAACCAGATCAAGGTGCTATCATACAAAGATAAGTCTGAATGGACACTCGAATCTAAGTATAACATCGGGAAGAAGAAGGTCGTCACTGAATCTTAATTATGTACGAAGAACTGAACTGTTTTGAAGAGGCACTGAAACACTTTGGGACCAGGGTAGAAGTCATTACTGCCATGGAAATGTCAAGGAGAATCTCTCCCGAAGACGCTTACCAAATGATTAAAGATGAGTTGAAAGAAGTGAAGAAATGTCGTAAACTATTCAAAGCAGCAGGTGATTGTGCATGAGATTTCTTGGATTGCGAGTTGAAGATCATGATTCCAACATCACATACACTGACGGCACCAAAGTAAAATACCTCTCTACGGAGAGGTATTATGGTATCAAGCACCATGGGTATAATAATACCTGGCAGTGGGAAGATATACTTAATCATTGGGATCTGACCATCGATGATGTAGACGCAGTTGCTGTCATCAGTGATCAGATTGAGTTTGACAAAGGAGAACTATACAGAGAGATTGATCTAGGTCTACCCTGTCGTTGCTTTGCAATAGATCATCACTGGGCACACGTTCTGTCACAGTGGCCAGTGGGTATCCCTTACACAAACTATGTGTTTGATGGGTATGGTAGCAATGAGAGGTCTCACTCATTGTTTGCAGGTACACACCTGGGCGTGGAGTATAACGTCAACAAGCATGGGTCCATCGGTATTGAGATGGCGAAGGTTGGTGCTGTCTTGGGACTCAAAGATGTGACCCCAGATGGTCTAGATCTTGCTGGAAAGGTCATGGGACTGGCAGCATATGGTCTATGTGACGATGAATACTTTAATAAAATGAGTCAGTATCCTCTCAGTAGGATCAAAGATATTTGGAACTATGATTCTTGGGATCGTAAGTGGGATAACGACTTTGACATCAACTGGTTGAGAACTGTACATGAACTCACGTCATGGAAACTTGCTGACCTATTGGTAGGTGAAGACGATCATGTTTACTCTACTGAAAAGGTAGGATTTACTGGTGGTGTGGCACAGAATTGTGTGTTTGTAGGCAATGCTATCAAGCATGGTGCCAAGTTGACTACCATTCCACACGCTAATGACTGTGGTCTGTCGCTGGGTGCTGTTGAGTTCTTGCGTCAGCACTTCCACGAGGAAGAATTTGAC